ATTGCGGTTCCCGATCTGGCTTGGATCATCAAGGCGTATCAGGCTCAAGCGGCGGTCCCGATCCACCAGTTCCTTATGGGCGGGCAAACGGACGCGAATGACTTCCACAAGTCCGCCTTTGATGAGGCCGGTTTGCGTTGGGTGATGGAAAAGGCCGGGCTTGTCGGCATCACTCGCTGGACGAGCGAGAACAAAGATTGTGCATCCCTTGCCGTTAGCCTCAACCTTGAAGGCTACAAGCCCGTAGATACCCGCAACCTTTGCGATAGAGCGATGGTCGTTGCGACGATGCCGCGACTGAACTGGACCGAAAACCGCAACATGACCACCGATGCGTGCGTGGCGTTGGGCTTGCCCTACGTCTGCACCAGCGGCGCGTACTTCGATCAGAACATGGAGCGGGCGCTGGAGAATGGCCTAGAGCGTGATTACGTCATCACGATCGACTACGACACCATCTTCACCCCCGACGACGTACGGCGGCTTGTGGTTCTCATGGACATGCACCCGGAAGCCGGTGCGATTGCGGCGATGCAGGCGATGCGTGGGCCGACTGGCATCCCGCTGATCGCACGCAACGAAGGCGATTCGGTGACGGAAGGTGAAGCGTCCAGCGATATCTTCAAGGTGAAGTCTTGTCACTTTGGTTTGACGATCATCCGCACGTCGGCACTCAAGGCCATGCGCAAGCCGTGGCTTCACCACCAGCCCGCACCGGACGGTGGTTGGGGCGACGGGAGAATCGACGCCGATGTTGGATTCTGGCACAAACTGAATGAGGTTTCGCAAACATACGTGACCCCTCGCGTCAGCGTGGGGCACCTTCAAGCGATGGTTTCGTGGGTCGATGCTAACTGGAGCGTGACCCATCAGCACATGGACGAATACAGGCGTTTGGGCAAGCCGCCAAACGTAAGGGGATAAGCGATGCCGACGATCAACGAATTAGAAGCGAACGCAATCGCGGGCGGATCAGGAGTAACCTATCCGTCATCGGTGGGCGGCACTTGGACCGTCGCCCATGCGAACTTGTCCGCTACCGCTGAATCCGCCGCGA